GGACTTAAACCATTACAAGAAACTTATGGTGATGAGTATGAAGCAATCTATGATAAAGCAATTTCATTAGGTTTAGGTAAGAAAGTTAAAGCACAAGAAATTTGGTCTAAAATAATTGAATCACAAGTTGAAACCGGAGTTCCTTATTTATGTGCTAAGGATAGTGCAAATAGAAAAACCAACCATCAAAATATCGGAACAATCAGACAATCTAATTTGTGTGCTGAAATTTTCCAATTCACAAATGAAACCGACACAGCAATTTGTACCTTGTCTTCAATTGTATTAAAAAACTTCATTCAATCAGGTAAGTTTAACCACGAGTTATTATTTAATGAAGTTCGTAAAGTTGTTAGAGCTTTAAACCGAGTTATTGATATTAACAACTACTCAACAAAAAAAGGTTTAAAAGGTGGTATGGAACAAAGAGCCATTGCAATTGGAACTCAAGGTTTGGCTGATGTCTTCTATCTTATGGATTATATCTTTACATCAAATGAAGCAAAAACACTTAATAAAGAAATTTTTGAAACAATTTATTATGCTGCAATTTATGAAAGTAATCAATTGTGTAAAGAAGGTCTATATAAACCATATGATTATTTTAATGGATCACCAATGTCTAATGGTATTTTCCAATTTGATATGTGGGGGTTGGATGAAACCAAATTATCACAAAAATGGAACTGGACTGAACTAAAAGAAAATGTTAAAAACTATGGTGTTTGTAATTCATTATTTACTGCTCAAATGCCGGTAGCATCTTCAGCAAAAATTACCGGTTCATATGAAATGACAGAACCTGCACATTCTGCAATCTTTAATAGAAGGGTTGTTGGTGGTGAAATTATGATTGTAAATAAGTATCTAATTAATGATTTTGAAAAATTGGGTATTTGGTCTGAAGAATTGAAAAATGAAATTATTGTTAATGAAGGGTCAATTCAAAATATCAACTTTAATAATTATCTGGATCCTGAAGATAAAAATTACACCAAAAAAGTTAAACGAATTGAGCATTTGATTCAAAAATATAAAACAATTTGGGAAATTTCACAAAGAGAATTAATTGATATGGCGGCAGATAGAGCACCATTTATCGACCAATCACAATCGATGAATATCTATATGGGTAACCCAACTTTATCTAAAATCACATCATCACATTTCCATTCTTGGGAAAAAGGTTTAAAGACTTTATGTTATTATGTTAGAACAAAAGCTATTTCAACTGGAGCAAAACATTTAGCTGTGGATATTTCTAAAATTGAAAAACCAACCAAAGTAGAAAAACCAACTGTTGATGTTATACCAAAAAAACCGGAAGATAGTCAATTTGAATGTTTTGGATGTTCTTCTTAAAAAAAAGAAAAAAATCACCAATTTCTCGGTGATTTTTTTCTTTAATATGTATTTATAGTAAAAATTAAATTATGAAAAAAATTATAAGACTTACAGAATCAGATTTAACAAGAATTGTAAAAAGGGTAATAACTGAACAAGAAAATGCTGATGCGGCAAATAAAGTTGAAAAAGTAATTGAAACACCAAAAATTGAAAATAAGTTAGAAGGAATTATTTCAAATATGTCCGAAAGAGATATTGAAAAATTAAAAAGAACTTTAGATGAATTAGGTATTGATAAATATTCTTCAGCTGAAGAAGTTCACGATAAAGTAAAAGAAGTTTCTGGCGATGAAATTAATAGTGAAATGTTTGAAGAAGAAGAATATAAAAATCCAAAAGAAAAAGTAGCCGAAATATTGCATGCTATCGGTTCTGGTAATATTTCAGCATGGGGTGGCGTTCCTACAGCAATACTTATCGGAGGAGCGATAGGTTCAGTTGCCACAGGTTTTGCAATAAGTTGGGGTGTGACTGGACTACTAATGGGATTAGCTAAACTTTTGAGTGATAAAGATTAATATCACTTTATTTACAATAAAAATAAACTTATGAAAAAAATTATTAGATTAACAGAATCAGATTTAGCAAGGATTGTCAAAAGAGTTATTACTGAACAAAAAATTTCGGGAAAAAGAAAAATATTTTTTGATAATTTAGCAAAAAAGATTTCTAATGGATTAATTGGTAAAAAATTATATTTTGGTGAAATTGGAGCACTTGATGACTCTTCAATCACAATAAACAAATATAATGATAGAAATCATAGCATCAATTTAGAAGGTCAAAATGTTGATGAATTTAATTTGTATTTTAATGTTACCAGAGATAAAGAAGATTTATATCCTAACGAAAAAAAAGGAACAAGACCTTGGAAAGGTTTATTGGGTATTACGGCAAAATTTGAAAATGGTAAAATTTCCCAAAATCCGGAAGTTGTTTTATTTCTTGATGAGGATGGTAAAGTTTATTATGATAGAGAAACATCACCAGAAAAAACTTGGACGTGGGATATGGTTGGTGGTTCAGCAATCTGGAGTGAAGCGTTAAAAGGTAATAAAATGTAAAATAAAATAATAATAATAGAACCCCACCCTCAACAAGTGGGGTTTTTTATTTATATAAAAATACCAATCACTATATTTATTGAATATGGCAAATGGTGTTACATATGGAATAAATTTTCCTTTTAGAGAATCGTTTAATGGTAGGTATTTAGATTTATCAGATACCAGTGATGAAGAAATTAGAAGTGATTTAGTTCATCTATTATTAACAAGAAAAGGAACCAGATATTATTTACCAGATTTCGGAACAAGATTGTATGAATATATTTTTGAACCTCTTGATGGACCAACATTTTCTGATATTGAAGCTGAAATTAGAGATTCTGTTGAAAAATACATTCCAGGATTACAAATTATAAACATAGAAGTTAAGGATGCTTCGGAAGGTGAAGAAAACAAAGGAACTTTTGTAAATTCACAAGGCGAAAGAGAATACACCGTCCAAGGGATTGGTGAAAAAGAACATACCGCAAAAATAAAAATAAATTATAGAATAACAAGTCAAGCTTTTGAATCGACTGATTTTGTTATAATCAATATTTAATAGTATGGCAGAGAAAAAAATATCATACACCGCTAGAGATTTTCAAACGATAAGAACTGAACTTATCAATTTTACAAGAACATATTACCCAGATCTTATCCAAAATTTTAATGATGCTGGTGTTTTCTCTGTATTAATGGATTTAAATGCAGCCGTAACCGATAACTTACATTTTCAGATAGATAGAAGTATTCAAGAAACGGTGTTACAATACGCACAACAAAAATCATCTGTTTATAATATCGCAAGAACATATGGATTAAAAGTTCCAGGTCAAAGACCATCTGTAGCGTTAGTTGATTTTTCAATTACAGTTCCAGCTTTTGGTGATAAAGAAGATTTAAGGTATTGTGGTATATTAAGAAGAGGGTCTCAAGTTTCTGGTGCTGGACAACCATTTGAAACCGTATATGATATTGATTTCGCATCACCAATTAATGCGGAAGGTTCACCAAATAGATTAAAAGTCCCAAATTTTGATTCAAATGGTAAATTGTTAAATTATACAATCACTAAAAGAGAAGTTGTTGTAAATGGTATCACCAAAGTATTCAAAAGGGTTATTACACCAAATGATGTAAAACCATATTTTGAAATGTTTTTACCAGAAAAAAATGTGTTGGGTATTACAAGTGTGATTCTAAAAGATGGAACACAATACACTAACATTCCAGAACCACAAGAATTTTTAGGTCTTGATAATAGATGGTATGAAGTAAAAGCTCTTGCCGAAGATCGAGTGTTTATTGAAGACCCAACAAAAGTATCGGATCAACCAGGAATTAAAGTTGGTAGATATATTACAACAAATACAAAATTCATATCAGAATATACACCAGAAGGTTATTTAAAAATGACATTTGGTGGTGGAAATATTTCAGCTGAAGAACAATTAAGAGAATTTGCAAGAACCGGAAATTCGTTTGATTTGAATAAATATTCAAATAATTTAGCGTTAGGTTCAGCACTAAAATCAAATTCCACATTATTCATTCAGTATAGAATTGGTGGTGGACAAGGGTCAAATCTCGGTTCAAATGTTATAACACAAATTGGGACAGTCTCATTCTTTGTTAATGGTCCATCTGAAAGTGCGAATAGAAGCGTGATTAACACATTAAGATGTAATAATGTAACAGCAGCTATTGGTGGTGCAAATGCACCAACGACAGAAGATGTTAGACAAATGGTTTCATTTAACTTTGCAGCACAAAATAGAGCAACAACAATTAACGACTATGAGTCTTTAATTCGAACAATGCCATCACAATTTGGTGCACCAGCGAAGGTTTCAATTACTGAAGAAAATAATAAGATTAAAATAAAAATGTTATCTTATGATGCTAGTGGTAATTTAACAGATACAATATCAAATACATTAAAAAACAATGTTGCAAATTACCTATCAAATTATAGAATGATTAACGACTATATTTCAATTGAAAGTGCAAATCCAATTGATTTATCTGTTGATGTTGATGTTGTTTTAGATGCAACACAAAATCAAGGAGCACTTGTTTCTAAACTTATTAATTTGGTTACAACATTCTTTAGTCCGACAACACGACAATTAGGACAAAATGTTAATGTTTCAGAATTGAGAAGAATTATTCAAAATGAAAATGGTATTGTTAGTATTTCAGATATTAGATTCTACAATAAAGTTGGAGGACAATATTCATCAAATCAAACATCTCAAAGGTATTCCGATTTAGCAACAAAACAAATTGAATTAATCAATGATACAATATTTGCTGAACCAACACAGATTTACCAAGTTAGGTTTCCAAATAAAGATATTAATGTTAGGGTAATTAATTTAAAAACCGTGAATTTTTCATAAATAAAATATATTTATATTGTAAATAACAAATCAAAAAAAAAATGATGAAAAAAATAATAAGATTAACAGAATCAGATTTAGTAAGAATTGTAAAGAAAATTATTAATGAACAGAAAACACCAATTGATTTAGGTTTTGAAAAATGGGGAAATGGGTTTTTATTAAGAATCCCAAAAGGATCAACACCAAATAAAAATGTAATTAGAATACAAGCTGACCCAATTGGTGATAATTATAATATTATGATATTAGTACAAGGTAATAAAAGAATCAGATCAGAAATAAAAGGAATTAATGTGTTTAAAGAGATTGAAGAAATGATAGGTTCAAAATTTAGAAGACATGATGATATATTTGATAGTGTTAGTGGTGAAGAATCAATAGAAGTGTTAAAAAATATTGTAACAAAATTAAAAACATTAAAAATCGACGAAAAGAACAATTGGTTTGTAGTATAATTTCAATATAGTTTAAAATTAATCCCCACCCTAAACAAGTGGGGTTTTTTATTTCTTTTACTTTTTTTAAAACAAGATTATTTTTTGAAAATAGGAAATAAACTATTTATCAAAAAAGCAGAATTTAATGCCCATATCATATAGAATAAGGACTGAAATAGGTCAAGATAAATATATAAATGTCAAATTAGAACAAGATTTTGACCAGTTAGAAATACTTTCATTAAAGATAAATGAATCTGATATTTACACAAGGGTTTGTTCTGATTATGGTGTTGTTGTTGGTAGAGTATTAGTAAATGGTGGTTTTGGCATCCCAAATGCTAAAGTATCGGTTTTTGTTCCATTAACACAAGAAGATGAAACAAATCCAATTATTTCGGAATTATATCCATATAAAACATTATCCGATTTAAATGAAGATGGTTATAGATATAATTTATTACCAAAAGACCCATCTTATTCGGTTCACGCAGCAACTGGAACATTCCCAACAAGACAAGAAGTGTTATTGGATCAATCATACATTGAAGTATATGATAAGTATTATAAGTATTCTGTTAAGACAAATGATAGTGGTGATTTTATGATATTTGGTGTTCCAACTGGAACTCAAACCTTGGTTATGGATGTTGATTTATCCGACATCGGTTGTTTTTCATTAGCACCACAAGATTTGATAGATGCTGGTATAGCTAACCCATCACAAGTTAATGGGAATAGATTTAAATCATCAACAAATTTAAGTGAATTACCACAAATTAAAACTTTAAATAAAGTTATTGAAATTTCACCATTTTGGGGTGATGTGGATATTTGTCAATTTGGTATTACAAGAGTCGATTTTGATTTAACAGCTGAAGCAAATATTAAAATTGAACCAACAGCTGTTTTTATGGGATCCATAATGTCAACATCTGACGATGATGCTTTAAAAACAAATTGTAAACCAAAAAATAATACCGGTAATTTATGTGAATTGGTTGCCGGACCCGGACAGATTTTAGCAATTAGACAAACAATTTTTCCGGATCAAAATAATTTACCAATCCTTGAAGAATATCAGTTTGAGCAAAATGGAAAAGTAATTGATGGTGATGGTTCCTTTCTTGTGAATGTCCCGATGAATATTGATTATGTAATTACAAACGAATTTGGACAACAAGTAATATCAAATGACCCCAAAAAAGGTATTCCAACAAAGGGTAGATATAGATTTAAATTTAAGTGGGAAAACGAACAAGGATTACAAAATGAATTTTTAAGGGCAAATTTCCTTGTTCCAAATATTAAAGAACACGGAT